TATGCTGAGAAAATTATGGACGATATAAAAGAAGGTGTGCAGTTAATTCCTCGCAACACTGTTGAGATGGCAATTCAAGATGAATGCCATAGGGTTACCACCCTACTGATAGAAAAAAATCGATCATATGGTAATTCAGCACTTAACCCCGTAAGAGTATTTTCACGGTCGGACACAACTGAGCAATTGAAAGTTCGTATAGATGATAAGTTATCTAGATTTATGAATGGTGATGACACCTTTAAAGAAAATGATCTTGACGATCTTATGGGTTATCTGGTATTATTGAGTATTGCACTAAAGGAGACATGGAAGTAATGCCTTTATATACATACTATTGTAATGTTTGTGATAAAGATCTAGAGGTTATTTCTAGTATTGAAAAAAGAGACACACAAAAATGCGATAGTTGTGGTTACTCATTAATTAGAAATATCGATAGGCCAGGTTTAGTATGGGCACCAACTCGCGGCGGTAGCGGATTCGCTACCTGATAGGAGATAGCATGTCTAGAAAGAAAAGTGAACCTATAGAGGAACGAACCCACTATGGGGTAAACTCAGACATATCTGTTTTCCATGAACTAAAGTTTGGCAAGGAATTAATTAAACCAGGGGACATGCTTAAGTTTAAAGATGTTAAAGGTACATTTAGATTTATTCAACTTGCCCACAATGTTAAAAAAGATATTACCTGGATCGACTGCTACAGCCCTTCTACTGGAGAGTACCGATCATTTTATGTAGATCGACTAAAGGGTCCAGTGTATGCTAAAAAAAGTATTAGAAAGAAGATGAATGTCAACTGAAATAGTTCTAGCAGAACGCTGGGAGAAAATTAATAGAGTTGTTGATGTGTTCTTAAAAGGAACAACTAATCCTGCTGCTATTGCTAAAACTACTGGATTTAAAAGAACGGAAGTTCAAGAGTATTTAAATGAGTGGCGTTCAGTCATTCAAAGTGATAGACAGGTTCAGATGCGTGCTAGAGAGGCTTTAGCAGGAGCCGACAGACACTACTCTATGCTTATTGAAGAGGGTTGGGATGTAATTAATCAGGCGGGTCTGACTTCAGACCTTGCTAAAAAAACAGCGGGAATCAAGATCGTAGCAGACATTCAGCAAAAGCAAATTGATATGTTGCAAAAAGCAGGACTAATTGAAGATAGCGAGATTGCTCAACAGATCATTGAAACAGAGCGTAAGCAAGAAGTTCTTGTTAAAATTCTTAAAGAAGTGGTGGCGGACTGTGATCATTGTAAGCGTGATGTTGCAAAAAGACTTGAAGAAGTAACTGGGAAGGCAGAAGGATTCTAGTGTTTGATGATTTTTTATCCGCGCTAGAAGAGGATGAGTTTGATGAACATCCAGTAGCAATTGAAGAATTTGTTACAAATGAACAATATCTACACCTACCTCCATTATCTTCCTATCAATATCATTCTATTAAAGCAATGACTCAAATCTATAAAAAAGAAACTCTCATTAAATTATATGGTGAAGAAGAAGGTGTTAAGAGATACCGACAAACTTGTAATGAAGTTATCCTGCAATTAGGAAAGGGTTCTGGAAAAGATTACCTTTCTACTATTTCTGTTACCTATCTTGTATATTTATTACTATGCCTTAAAGATCCCGCCAAGTATTTTGGTAAACCTCCAGGTGATGCAATTGATATTATTAATATTGCTATTAACTCAGAGCAGGCAAAAAATGTTTTCTTCAAGGGTTTCCGTAAAAGAATTGAGGACTCTCCTTGGTTTACTGGAAAGTTTAGTATTACCGCCCAAAGCGTAACATTTGATAAATCTATTACTTGTCACTCAGGGCATTCAGAGAGAGAGTCTTGGGAGGGATATAATGTTATCTGTGTGATCCTTGATGAGATTTCTGGGTTTAGTACAGTATCTACCAGTGGAAATGAACAGTCAAAGACTGGTCAGGCGATCTATGACATGTATAGGGCCTCTGTAGATTCCCGATTCCCTGACTTTGGAAAGGTCGTGTTATTATCTTTTCCACGATATAAAAATGATTTTATTCAACAACGATATGATGCAGTTGTGGCGGACAAAGAAGTTATCATTAAGTCATATACCTTTAAACTAGATGATGAACTAGACGATGTGAAAGAAAATGAATTCTCTATTGAGTGGGAAGAAGATCAAATTAATGCATACAAATATCCAAAAGTTTTTGCATTAAAAAGACCAACTTGGGACATTAATCCTACCCGATCGATCAACGATTTTAAGATTGCATTCTATAATAATCCAGTAGATGCTTTAGGTAGATTTGCCTGTATGCCACCAGACGCTGTTGATGCATTCTTTAAATCAAAAGAAAAGATTATGACATGCTTTAATCAACCAATGAATGGCGTGGACGATGATGGAAGGTTTAAAGACTGGTTCCTTCCACAAGAGGGTAAAGAATACTACATACATGTTGACCTAGCCCAAAAACATGACCATTGTGCAGTATCTATGGCGCACGTTGACAGATGGGTGCATATTAAAAGTTTTATGCAGCATAATGTAGTTAGCCCAGTAGTAGTTGTTGATTGTGTGAGATGGTGGACTCCAACGTCAGATAAATCTGTAGACTTTTCTGAAGTAAAACAATTCATTGTTGACCTAAGATCAAGAGGGTTTAATATTAGAAAAGTAACATTTGATAGATGGAACTCTCACGACATTATGACAGAATTAAAAATGATTGGTATTGACGCAGAGACTCTTTCCGTAGCCAAAAAACACTATGACGATATGGCTATGTTAGTTGGAGAAGAAAGAATTATTGGGCCAAGCATTAAACTTCTTACAGATGAATTACTTCAATTAAGAATTTTAAGGGATAAAGTAGACCACCCCAGAAAGGGAAGTAAAGACCTCTCTGACGCAGTATGCGGAGCAATATATAACGCAATATCAAATACTAGAAAGCAGTCAGAAGAAGCAGAGATTGAAGTTCATACATATAAACAATTTATTAGAGACCAGCAGCGGGAGGAAGCAGAAAAAAATGTTATTCGACCCCCAGCACAAAACTCTAATATCGATGACTACATAAATAGCATTGGAATGATTTAAATGGATATGAATGAAGAACTCATAGAAATTTTTCTAGAAAAAGGGTACATTGAAGTAGTAGGATATAATCCTGTAGGAGATCCAGTATATAAAATTACTAAAAAGTTTTATGAAGAACAAAAAGAACTCTTAGCCGATATGAAAAAAATGGATTCAGACATTTTAAATTCTATATGGTTTAAGGGATACATAGATTTAAAGATGGATGAGGAAGGAAATGCTTTTGTTTATCTAACAGATAAATCAGAAGTCTGGGTTGACTCAGAAGATTTAACAGAAGATGAAAAATCAATGATGTATCTTATCTACAGCACAGGAGCATATTATGGTGGAGAGTGGACAGAACTCTAGGAACGTTATCGACTATTACAAGGAGTGGGAGAATGATCAAATTAAAGCAGATCTTGATACCCGCCGACTTCCATTTGTTGTAGGGTTTGAGAATATTTCTGGTGATTTTAATAAAGCATCTGGAATTCGCAACAGTAACGCTTTTCTAGCAAAAGAGTCATGGATCATTGGTAATAAAAGATGGGATCGCCGTGGTGCAGTAGGTACTCAAAACTATGTTCATCTTAAATATGCTCCATCACTAGATCATATTTATCTTAATGAGCCTCATATTAGAGATATGCGGTGGGTAGCAGTGGATAATGTACCTGGGGCTATTCCAGTCACTCAATACGAGTGGAGGCCAGACACCTTCATGATCTTTGGTGAAGAGGCGAGGGGCGTTAGCCCCATGGGTCTTGGAATGGCAGACGATGTTGTGATGATCCCACAACTTGGAAGTGTTCGTAGTCTAAATGTTAGTGTCGCAAGTGGAATTATGATGTATGATTACGCGACAAAACTTGGAATGCTATAATTGGTCATGGAATGTAAATTTTGTGGTAGCCCCGCAGAATGGCGGGGAGAAAGAGATAACTTCAAAACAGAAGTTTGCCATAAACACTTCCATGCATATTATATTAGTTTTTGGATGTGGAGAAAAATAAATGGCTGAAACGTACACACCCACTGATGCTATGTCATCAAATGCGAAACGAGCATTGAAGTGGAAAGAAGAAGGCAAGGCTAAAGGCGCAGGAACATCTGTTGGATGGACACGGGCGGGACAACTGGCAAGAAAGGAATCCCTTTCATTAGACACAGTTAAGAGAATGTACTCTTATTTCTCTAGACATGAAGTAGATAAGCAGGGAAAGGGATTCTCTCCTGGTGAAGAAGGCTATCCATCAAATGGAAAGATCATGTGGGATGCCTGGGGCGGTGACGCAGGATATTCCTGGTCAAGAGCAATCGTTAATAGAATGAAGAAGATGTGGGAAGGCACCCCGTTTGATATAACTAAATAGACTCCGATGTGCCAGCAATGCCGAGTTACGCGGTTGATACCAGCATGAAGTTAGTCAAACGTGCAGAAAACCTTGGGATGGTGTAGTTACCCGTTGGCACATCGGTTATGGAGAATGGTGTAATGGCAGCACAAATGTCTTTGGAACATTTAGTTTAGGTTCGACCCCTGATTCTCCAGCGTTTTAAGCAGTGGCATGTGGCGCAACGGCAGCGCAATCGGCTGTTAACCGATAGGTTGTAGGTTCGAATCCTACCATGCCAGCGTGGAAATGCATAGCGATGATGAATGCCAAAAATATTGGCGAGATAGATTCTCAGATCAAATAGAAGAATGTATCGAAACTCCTTTTGCAGAAGATTATTCTTCAGAAGCAGAGTGGTTTAGACAGGGGTTAAGATATGCAATGATGATTATTCGATGGGACTATGATGAGTGAGGCTGGTCACAAAAAGCCTTTTAAATTTGACCTCTTAGAGTTACCCTGATAAGATTAAAGTATCAACCCACAAGGAGGATATTATGAGAGCGTTTGCACATTTTTTCTCAGAAGTATTTAGAACAGATGCCACAAGCAACTATAAACTTCAGAGTGAATGGGACAGAGCAAGAAGCGAGGCTTCACGATTTGGCCCGTCCCATGTTGCAGAGATTGATGCAATCTTTGCCCGTCAAGCATAATCATTGACACCCAGCCCACGACTACTGTATTATTAGTGTCGTGGGCAAGTCATTTATAGAAAAGGATTAATATGAAGAAGATTATTGTAGCCGCCACTATTTCTATGGTGGCACTAGTTGGATGTACGTCACAGTCGGAACCAACTCCAACTGTAACTATTACAGAGCAGGCTCCTGCACCACTTAATACAGATGATGGTGTTGTTACTAACTCACAGAAGTTTGTTGATTTTATTAGGGACAATGGTGGTATCTATGGTCAGATTGCCGAAGAGTCTGATATTTTTAGTTTAGGGCAAACTATTTGTGAAGGTTTTGCTGGAGGTTTGTCAGAGGATGAAATTACTTATGTTCTGGCACAGGCTCTTGTAAATAATGATATGGACAATGATGATGGCGCAAAGTTTGGGGCGGCTCTAATTGTTGGGGCTAAAAATTATCTCTGTGAGTCATCAACTTTCTAATGAAATACTTTACTTTTTACTGTTTAGTAAAAACTGATAACGGCTATGCATTAAAGCCACATATTAATATGTACAATAACATGCTAGAAATAATTAATTGGTAATTATTTTTATGCTGTAGAATAAATAGATGTTGCCGCCCAAGGAGGTCAATATGACGACAAAAAACCAAATTGGTTTGGCAGTAGATTGGATTGCCGCTGCAGTTTTGGCAATTACTTTTATTGCTGCACCAAGCATGGCGTATGCTAAGTCTGCGCCCTTGGCGGAAGGTATAGGAAACTTTGCCACCGCTGACGCATTAGAAAGAAAGGCAGTAACAGATAGAAACTGGTCGCTGCCGTCTAAATGTAATGATAAGCAGGCAAAGATTCTGTTTAAAGCAGGTTTTAATAGACCTGGGATGCTTAGAGGAGCCTGGGCAATTACCTGGCGTGAATCAAAGCATCAGGCACTTGATGAGTCAAGTTTATGGTATTCAGGTGCCCTGGGTACTTGGCAAATTCAAACGAGTGCTTGGTCAGGAAGATCCTGGTGGTCTAGAGATAATATGCTAGACAAGAAAAAACAATCAGAAATTGTTAGAAAGCACTTTTTGAATGATGGAATGCATAATTGGGGATACGGTTATTCGTTTAAGAATGATTCATGGTACGAGAATGCAGGAATGTATTACTCCCTATGGGGATCTAGCCTGACTTATTCATGGGTTATTGCACCCTTTAATACTGGATGGTCGCTGTTTCCTGGTAAATGCACTCCAAAAAAGGTATAATTTATAGATAGTCGGTGTGGCGGGGGAAACACAATAAAATGTGCGGCAACACCCCCGCCACATCACAACTAATGGAGAATGATGAGAATAGGATTACTATCTACTGACTGGGGAGATCATTTAGAAGGTCAGCCTGGAGGTTGTACTAATGTCAGAATGATGATTCCAGGGCTACACCTAAATAAAATAGGTCATGAAGTTATGGTAGGTGAAATTGGCTGGAAAGATGGAGAAGGTTTTGTCGCAGTAAAACCTATCGAACGGTTAAAAGCAAAGCATAGATCAGTAATCAAAGAATACTCATGGGCTTTTGATAAACTAGATGTAGTAGTTCTAAAACTTTTTATGCATAAAGATGCAGTTAAGTATATTGAACTTGCTAAGTCGTATGGTCAAACTGTAATTATTGACACAGACGATCACTTTGAGAAACTTCCAGAGGATAATTTAGCATTTATTACTACCGATCCTATTAGAAATCCAGATAATAATAGAGAGCATCTAATATCAACATATTCAGTTGCAGACGGAATTATTGCTAGCACTAAATTCTTAGAGCAAAGAATGCTTCAGTATAACGATACAGTATATAGAGTAAAAAACTCTTTAGACCCACAAACTTTTATTTATAGATTAGATACTGCTGGATTTAAGCCTACTATTGGTTGGGTAGGCATTATGATGTGGCGAGTAGATGATTTAAAGCATGTCTCTGGACCCATTAAAACCACTATTGAAAAGTATGGTTTAAATTTTCATCATACGGGTATTATGCTAGATAGACCAAAATGGATCGCGGAAGCCCTCAATATCGACCCTGAAAGAGTCACTGGGTTCACTGGCTCAAGGCCAGAGTATTATGCTAATGTTTTTATGCCAATAGATATTGGCATAGTACCGTTGAATCCGAATCAGTTTAATGAGGCTAAGAGTAATCTAAAAGGTCTTGAATATGCTCTATCTGGCATACCCTTTGTTGCATCAGATACCCAAGAGTATAGAGACTTAGCAGATATGGGGGTTGGAAGAATTGCTAAGTCAAATAAAGATTGGCTTAAACATCTAAAGCAGTTGCTTGATCCAGAAGTTAGAGAAGAGGAAAGGCAGAACAACTTTAAAATTGCCACACAGAACTTTAATATTTTTACAGTCAAATATCAGTGGTCTGAGGCAATAGAACTTATTCATATGAAAGCACAAGCCGAAAAAAATAAGAAAATTTCTCTTCTTAAGGTATAATAGATTTAATAAATGCTTGGGAGGCTGATTTATGCCGTATGATATTAGGCAAAACTATCGTGGTAAATCTGGATATTCTGTTGTAAGTCCAAGTGGGCGAGTGCATGGCACACACCCTTCTCGTAATGCTGCTATTCAGCAGCAACGTGCCCTGTATGCAGCAGAAGCACAGTCTAAAAAAATGACTAAAATGGAAGATTTATACGAGCAGTTGTCTGAACCAGAAAAAGAGTTCCATGACTCTTTAGTTGCTTTAGCAGAAAAGTATGGGTCTCTAGATGACGAAAGTACAGGCATTTGGATTGGATATGAACCTCCAGCCCAAAATAAAGATGCATCCATTGGGGTTATGTGTGGCAACTGCTCTTTACATTTTGAAAAAGAGGATGGCGGTCTTGGATGTAAGATACTTTCTTATGAAATTCAAGAGATGGGTAAATGTAGATTGGCAGCCATTCCACCAGGATATGTAAATGTAGATAAAAATCTTTGGGGCGGCAGATTTATATGAAATTTGTATCTCCAATAAATCCAGCAGATCTAACAAATGATCCTATCATTAATAATGAAGGAGATATTTATTTTAATTCTT